CTTATGATTTACCTAGTGTGTTTGCAAAAGCCGATAGTGAATTTAAAATAACAATATATTTAAGTGGTTTTTATGATGAAGCAAGAACAAATGTAATAAATGATTCAGTAAGTGTTAGTTTTACGCCCAAAACAAATTTAAACAGACTAGATCAGAATGCTTTAGAAAAAGAAATAGTAAGATTAAAATAATAAAGGAGAGTTCATAATGACAATAGGATATTCGGGATATAGTGATGCTAAAACAGCTAATTTAGGTGCAAACACATCAGAACCAGAAGCACCTAAAAATTTTATATTATCAAAGACGCCAGAACTGGACAATGGATTAGCTAAATTAACTTTTACTTTTACAAGACCTACTAAAACAGTATTAACATTAACAGAAGCCGTTTCAGATGATATTTTTTCAACATCTACTATCGGCGTTACTAATGCAACTACACATAATGCTAATGTAACAGTAATAAATACTATGGCTGATTATACCGGTTCATTAACAGTAGGAGATATTATTCAATTTGGCGTTGTAACCAATAAATATATAATAAAAGCTATAACAGCAAGTACAATAACATTAACATATGGGTTAGCCGCCTCCATTGGTCCTGCAACACAAATTAAATT